ATTGCTTTCATTAACAAGATACTTAACCCATTTCTTGTCTTGTTTAGCTTCTGCAATATCTAATTGATTAAGCCAATCTTTATGATAGTTTTGTTTGAATTTTTTAGTCAGCATTTTCTGAAATCCTTTTAGCCCAAGAAACCATTGCTTTGCCACCCCAAAGATTATAAGCTACATAACCTTTGTCTTTATAAGGTTCGTTTCTATATTCTTCTGATATTTTTGCATTATCCTCGTGTCTTGCTAAAAAGCTATGTATTCTTTTTACTGTATCAAGTGATAGTGGTTCTCTATTTGCAAGTTGATTAGCTCGTTTCCAACCAACCTCTGTACCACCCTTGACTACATCTCTACCATACTTTTCTCTCCAACCTAACATTCTCTTTGCATTGTTTGTAGCACCTTGTGGATAATCTTTGTAGCTTTCAGCTTTGCTAATTGATTTTTTACTCGATAGTGGGTGTCCACTTGGGAATAAGTCAGTATCGTGTTTACCACCTCTAAATTTACCATTTCTTAAAGCATATAGATAAGAATTTACTCTTGCATAAGCCCATTGATCCTCGCTTCTTACACTTGCTCTAACACTTTGAGGATTTGTTCTATATGCACCAACACCTCTATTGAAAACAGTTTGCAAAGTTCTATAAGAAGTTCTTTTAGTTTTATCATCACCATATTTATCATTATGTTCAGTTACTTTGTTTCTTAATCCTCTTTCTACTGAACTACCAGGTTTTACTGGTTTGTCAATATATTCTTCATCTTCTTCATCATCACCATACTTTACATTTGTTCCAACCAAAGAAATATAATCATCGTGTGAAGCACACGGCATATAAATCGTTCTCCCATCTTCTGTATGAGTGTGTGTTCCATTACAACCTATGGCTTCTGCTCTTTCTCTTGCTTCAAGTTCAGTTGTAAAAACATCTCTACGAATCCTCTCCTTGTTATCAAGTAGTTCATTGTAATCAATCTTTACACTCTTAATATCTTCTTCAATTACATCATCTTGTAGTGGCACAAGATTCATTGGTATATAGAAATCATTTAACTTATCGTTATCTGATTCCACACCATAACTCATCGCTTGTCTTTTTTCATTTGGAGTTAGCCACCAAGCACTTGACATTTGGTTCACCACTTTGTCCATCTCCTCTTGCAATTCAGATATGCTTGTATAATCAAAGTCAATGTATAGCTTTTCACCATAAGCAGGGACTAACCATCTATTAAGCTCATCTCTTATTTTGTTTAGTTCAGGAATAACTGCACTTTGATATAAACTCTTTTTTGCTTCAATTACATTATTGTAAGTAGAAGATTCTGTGTTGTTTAATAAAACTGCAGGTACTGAATAAATATTACACAAGTCCTTTATACTTGCATTATATTGTTCTATAAGAGAAAGATCAGATGCAGACATACCAAAGTTAATCCAAGAAAGTTTCTTTGGTGTAATTACAATATCACCTGCATTGTTAGAACCTGAATAGTTTTGTCTAAACTTCTCTTTTAGTTGTTGTGCTTGTACTTCGTTAATATCACCCTCATCACTCATTAGCACACCTCTTGCAGTTTGGTTTTGTAAATACTTTGCACCTGTCGTAATCGCTTCATTATTTGTGTCTAATGATCTTAAACCTGCTTTAAGTGGGGACATTCCATATAAATGACTTCCAGTACCATCATAATAAGGGTTAAAATCTTTTATGTGGCAAACATCTTCAGCTTCCATCTTATATTGACCATTATACTCTAATGAGTATGATTTTACAGGTTCAAATATTCCACCACTATTTATTTCTACCTTTTGACTTGGTAAAACATATAATTCCTTAAACTTCCCTTGATTAGCACCTGTATCAGGTTTAATACCATAGATGTAACGATTACCAGTTAGTTTACCAAAAGCTATAATCTCTTGAATCCAAGCATTATAAGATTGTGATGGATTTGGTCTTGAAAGTAAATCGTGTAATTCAGTATCTGCTACTTCTTCAAGGGCGTGTTTTCTTAATACCTCTGCTTTGTGTAATGCCGAACCATTTGCAATACCACTTGTCATTGATTTGTACCTCTTTAAATCATTATCACTTTTGATTTCATACACTTGAAAAGGAATAGTCGCTGCAGTTTTAGCAATTAAGTTTACTATTGAATAAATAGTTGTATTATATTGATAACCTTTTTCAATGTAAGTATTATCGTTTTCAGGATTCCAAATTATACTGTTTCCTAAATAATTGTAGATTGCTCTGTTGAACTCTTGACTTGTTTGCTGAAAGTTTTTAGAAATCAAATTCCTAACTCTTGATAATATTGATGCCATCGAATAACTTTTATTTTACAAAAATACTAATTAAATTACAAAAAAGTTTTCTTTCTTTCCAAAGGAAGAATATACGGCATATCTTATAGAATCCATTAGGTGATTTTCTTTGTCTTGTGGCTTATTTATTATAGTTCCATCTTTTAATTCTTGCCAATAATAACTTTGATATTCTCTTAAAATATTCTTGGATTCATTGCTAACATATATGTCAAACTCTTTTAGTTTTGATATTCCTGCATTTATACTTCCTTGCCCTTTGGTCGCAGGTTTTATGTATAACCCTAATCTTCTCATCTCCTCAATAGATTTGGGTTCAGCAGAATCAGCGTAAGTAATTACCTCGCCATACCCTTTAGCTTTTAATATATCTACGATGTCGCTATTAGTTAAACCCTTTTGGTAAAGTATCTCGTGTAAATAAACCCTATCGTGCTTTTTAAAGACAAGAACACAAGCAGTTGGATCATTGCTATACCCATAATCAATTCCTACAATTCCTTCTACTTCTAAATCAAATTCAGGAAAATCTTTGTAATCAATAAAAGTCCAGTTGTTAAATATTTGTCTTGCACTAAAGATAGCTTGTAATCCCTCTCCATACACTCTCCAATAATCAGGATCACGCTCTTTCATTCTTTCAATCTCGTGTATAAGCTCATCAGATAAAAAGTTGTTGTCTTTGTAAGTGGTTACCCAAGTATCGCAATCATCTCGTGGTATTAGGTCGCTATATAACCAATGGACAGGATCTGATGGGTTAAAATCAACAATGACCATATCCGTAGTTCTCATATTGATTTGTCTAAAATCTTCTATTGTAAGTTCGTTGCCCTCGTTAAGAAATGCAATGTTTCTTTTACGACCACGAATCTTTTGGGGTTCATCTACCGAAAGAAACTCAATAAGGTGATTATTATATTTAAAAGTATTATCAGCTTTGTTATGCACACCTGAATAGTAGATACCTGTTTCTTGTAGCACTATCATTATATCTCTCATAACACTTCCACGCAATGCAGGAAGGGTTTTACGAACAATAGAGATAGTCAAAGGTTTCTCTGAAGATGTAAGTAAATAAACCAGGTATTGACAAACGGCTACTGTTTTTCCACTTCTTGTTCCACCTTGATGGACTTTGAATCTTTTGTTTGATCTAATGAGATCGTAGAATTGTCTGTTACATTTTTGCTCAACTTTCTTGGTGGTGTCCATTCTATAATTGTTGATTTAACTTGATTGTCGTGTACTATCTCGCTTCTTTCCACATAACCACGAGATTTACCTTTTGTCTTTAAAAGGAATATTGTTGCAGTAGTATTGCCCTCACTTATTTGTTTATGGAGTTGTGATTCAGCAAAATCAAGAGCAATGTTCTCAATATCTTTTACTTGCTTTGCAAACTCCTCATCTTCTTTTAGATACTTGTAAAAGGTACTTCTATTAATACTCACTTTCTTACAAGCAGTAGTAACAACTCCCAAAGATTTTTCTAATGCTTCAAGAATTGCTTTTTTAGTATGTTGCTTTTTGTTGGTTTTCACATAACAAAAATACATAAAAAAACCCACCGATTAAAGTGGGTTAGTTTTAAAACAATGATTAAGGGTTTATTACAAACGAGTCATAGGATAAAGTTCTTCCTTTGTCTTAACATTTATGTCTTTATAAAGAGTGACTGTTTCGTTGAAATCTTCGTCTGATTTATAGTCAAAATTATCTTTAAAGTTTTTTGGAAAAATTAAACCAAAATCATTTTTTAACTTTTCTATTGCCCACCAATAATCGTGTTGGTGTAATTGAGTACATTGAATATGATATTCATCTCCAAAGCTACCTAAAGTAAAAAAATAACTATTTTTATTTTTTCCTCTATATATATGTAATTTTAATTTAATTTTATTTTTCATTTTTTTCATTTTAAGTTATTATTTATTTTTAATTATAGTACTAATATAGAAAGAATATTTTAATTATGCAAATATTTTTTATATTATTTTACTAAAATTCTCTATGTGTGTAGTAAGTAATATTAATTATTACAAAGAAAAAGATTACTTGGATAGTATGTCGTAGATCATCAGCAAGAGATTCTACACCCTCAATATCTTCATTTGTATAGTTTATACCTACACCAAATCCCCTCATAACTGCTATGTCTATATCGAACATAGAACAAAGTTAAAACAATTTAGTTTGTGTTAGATATGGTTTTAATCTATTGTTTGCAAGATCGCAATATTCTTTAAATATTTCAGATCCGATAAATTGCTTTTTTTCTTCTATTGCAGCAACAGCAGTTGTGCCAGTTCCCATATAACAATCATACCAAATATCATTTTCCTTTCCAAATACTTGCATAAAGTATCTTGGTATATCAAGGGGAAATATTGCTTTATGTTTATCAGCAAATGGATTAGAGTGTTTGTTTTTTGTACGAAACACATTTGGTTGTGTGCCTTTAAAATCTACATCATAAAACTTCCTTTTGCTTGGTTGATCGTTGCTAAATATTATAATGTATTCATAAGCACTATTAAAAACACCAGGTTCCATTGCTGGTACTCCAAAGTTCTTATCCCAAATAATTATTTCTTTTATTTTATCATTAAAGTACCCCATTAATTTTAGAACACTTTGTTTATTATTAGAAAGCATTTGTATATTGTAAAACAAATGGAGTTTAGTAACTCTCAATAATTCTTCAATGACTTGTTTTTGATTTTCAAAATATTCATCTTTTGTCATTTTATCATTTATAGATTCATACTTTTTACCCTCGCCATTTAATTGATTATTTCCTACATTATATGGTGGTGATGTAAGTGAATAATCTACAAAGTCATTTGGCATTTTAGCCATTGTTTCTAAACAATCTTCATTATATATTTTATTTAATTCCATATTTAAAAAGGTATATTATCTCTTATTACTTCAAATCTTTGTTTGTCTTTATCTATTGTTCTATATACACCCCCATTTTTAAAATCAGGTGCTATCATAAA